GGATACTCTTATGGATGCTTATTACGCAAAGCAGCGCCATAAGCGAGAGGCGTGGCTGGACTCCTGGCTTCCAGTAACAAACATGAAAACTGTCTTTTGGCCCTTGCAACAAAAGTGGATGCCTAACACCGGGGCACCTCCCTACGGGGCTAGCGCTGTCGGGCACTTTGGAGGCTTGGGGGGTGTATACCCAAACTCATACCAGTTATCTGTAGGGTTATGCATCCCAGCGTCGGTGGTTTATCGGAATGAGAAAAACCCGCAGGCGCAGAGTAACGCGATTAGGGCTGCCATGGGAACCTTAGTAGAGTACGTGGAAAGTGGAAGGTTCCTGGCGGCTAACCTTAGTGCGGTGGACGCACAGCGAATTGAACTTGCAGTAATTCGAATTGCGGAGGAAGAAGGATGGAAGAAGCCAGCGGAGACAAGCCAGCAGCAACACAGCCAAGCAAGTTAACGGCAGAGCAGTACGCGCTGGTAAGGTTCCTGGAACAAGCATTTTGGCGTACAAGTGCGTTGCCTAGTTATGAAGCAATTGCTGCGGAGGGGACAGAACTAGACCAACAGTTGTACTTGGAAAGTTGGGAGAACCCTAGGTTTGTTGACGCCTTGAGGGCTAGAGGGTTGCCTGAGCACGTCCTTAATACTAAGAGCGCGACAGGGCTGTCGGGTCGGAGTCTTACTGAACAGCAAATGACGGTTGCTAATGTGCTACTGGATGTTTTGGACACTAGGAGCCGTATTAAGAAACTTACTGAACTTGGAGTACCGACTAGTACGTATAATTTGTGGTTACGTGATCCAGTGTATCGACAGTACTGCTTGGACCGTGCTGAATCTTTACTGGAAGATAACCAGCCAGTTGCACACATGAGTTTGATTAACCGCGTAAGTAGTGGAGACTTAGGAGCAATTAAATACTTTAATGCAATGACTGGACGTTACCGGGAACGAGAGCGTGCTGCTGTCGAGGTCAACGTTAACCAGTTCGGAAGCGATAAGTTGATTCAGATTGTGGAAATTATTCAAAGGCACGTTAAAGATCCCGCTACCCTTGAGGCAATAGGAGCCGACATCTTATCCCTCAACAACCCAGCACAGGCGGCACGGCTGTCGGGCCCTTCCTATATGGGCGAACTTGTATACTCAAAGGATGAAGTGAATGACATCGCCATTTGATAGTAAAGAAAACTTAAATAAGCGTAATCATCCAACTGAGCCAGATTTGAGTTTTGATAGTCTGCACCACACGTTAGGACATGGTGCAACTCAGGCTGCACCGGGAAATCATAAGCATAACGTTAAAGAGATTACAGGATTAGAAGAGACAACAACATTACTTGCTATTGTGCATGATGCTTTAAAGTCCTTACCGGGTGGGGCTGCTGCTCTTTCACAAGCCGCTTCTAGGATTAAAAAACCTACTAAGTAGGGGGCTACATGTTGGGAGTTTATAAGTGCACAGGAATAGTGTTGGGCAGATTCTGGCAGGTGAATACTTATTTCTAGCATCAATGCCTAGTTTAGAAGGTGCACTTTGTTACGAAAACTCGATTAACCCAGAGTCTTACTTCCCTGTCAATACGCTTACTGGTGATAATCGAGCGGCTCGAAAAGTTTGTAAGGGTTGTCCTGTACAAGAAGCGTGCCTGGATTACGCTTTAGAAAACCATATTAAGCATGGAATCTGGGGTGGATTTACAAGCCCAGAGCGTGAAAGAATTCGATGGAAAAGGAGGCACAGTGAAGGAGGTAGCGCCATCCGAATCGGACTTCTTTCGGAGGATAGGTGAAGAACTAAAGCGACAAGCCAAAGCACCCAATATCAATGGATATGTACCCCACCAGAAGCAGGTGGATTTTCACACTAGTACCTCTAAGACACGGCTCTATGTGGGAGGCAACCGATCTGGTAAATCTTTTGGTAACGTCGCTGAGTGCGTCTATTGGCTCACAAAGCGCCACCCTTATAGAGAAATCCCTGTTGGAGAATTTGAGCCAACTAGAGGGCGTATTAACACAGTTGACTTTGTTAACGGAGCCGACAAAATTCTACTTCCATTGTTCAAACAACTTATGCCACCTTCTTTTCTTATTGACGGATCGTGGGATAGAAGTTACCACCGTGCTTCCCGAATCCTTACTCTCTCCAATGGATCATTTATTGAATTTCTTTCATACGAGTCTGATTTGGATAAGTTCGCTGGTACTTCTCGGCACTTTGTTAGTTATGATGAGGAACCACCTGAAGTAATTTACACAGAGAATTTGGCTCGTCTAATCGACACAGGAGGCCATCAGTGGTTTTCTATGACCCCTGTCGAAGGAATGAGTTGGGTGTACGATGCAATCTATCTCAAAGGGAAAGCAGGCGATCCTGCTTATAGTGTTACTGAAATCTCCATGGAAGAGAATCCTTACCTTAATCAGAGTGAAGTCACATCTTTCCTCGAAGGACTCGACGACAACGAACGAGAAGCCCGAGGACATGGAAAATTCATCGAAATGGGAGGTCTTATATATAAGAAATTTGACCCTAAGCCCGGAGGACTCCACGTCATTGATAAAGACAACCTCAGATTCCCCTCTAATGTCCCAATCGGTATTTCCCTTGACCACGGTTACAATAACCCTACAGCCGTACTTTGGCACGCCTTACTACCCGAAGGACGAGTTATAACTTTTCACGAACACTACCTGTCGGGAGAAACGGTAAGTTATCATGCCAGAGCCATTCATGAATTCAATAGAGCACACAGGATTGTACCTACCATTCTTGTCGCAGACCCTTCAATTAAGAATACCGATCCCATTACAGGAACATCAATCCTCCAAGAGTACATTAAGTTTGGTGTACCTTTCATGCTTGCAAACAATGATGTTAAAGCAGGTATCGAGCGGGTCATCGGATATCTCAAACCTCGTACTGGCGGAGCGCCTATGTGGCAATGCACAAGAGATTGCAAGAATCTTATCCGAGAAATGGGAAGATACAAGTGGAAAACTTACACCAGTAAAAAACTCAACGCCAGATACAACAACTGGGAGGAGCCTCACAAATTAAATGACCACGCCTGCGACTCACTACGCTATTTCCTTATGTCACGACCCAACTTGGATGACGTCTTCTTTGACGCCAACAATCATGAAAACCCCTTGGTATTTTTTGACGGTATGCCTAAAGTCTATGGTGGAGACTTCACAGTCCGAGAGTTAAGGGCTGATGAAGCCAGACACTACCAGAATTCTGAGTACGTTCAGAATGCATCAGACGATATGATGGGTGGTTTGTGGTAATGGACTTTCGTGATTTCATTTTAATTGCTATTCTCATTATGGTTATTGTTTTAACCGTAGTGGCTTTTACGTGACTTGACTGATTTAATTTTTTGTGTTAGTATTAACTAACGATGGGTGTATATCTATGATTCGTTTTAATTCAGCCGGCCGAGTGCAGGCAATCGAAGGAATGTATTTGGTGCATCCCGGAACTTGCTTGTTATGCGGTAAGGTTCCTGATAACGGTCAAGAGTATTTCGCTAGTCTTGGAGTAGAGTTAGAGTATTTCGGAGCGTGCTATTTATGTCAGGCTTGCTGTGCTGAAATTGCAGACTTTGTAGGGTTTGTCTCATCTGATAAGGCAGATGAACTTCAGATCGCTAATAATAACCTCTATGAGGCTAACAAGAAATTACATAGGTCATTGTTAACCGCTAAGGGGTTAGTAGATGCCAGAATTGATTCTGCTAGCGACGATCTGCCTGACGAGCATGGCTCTCCTAGTATTCCTCTTTTTGAAACTGAACCAGACACAGATTTCATTGATCGTATCCTTAACCGAGACTAACCAGAGTTTGCTTAATCAGGTACGCGCAAGAGACATCGGCGCCCTGTCGGGTCTTCAAAGTGCTACATTGAGAGATATACCTAACGATGAGTATATGTCTACAGATGATAGAGAACTTTTGGCTTGGCAACAGTCTATGGCTGCTAATCATGAACTCGGTGAAGTTGAGTTTGATGAGGAAGATTTGATGTATCTTAGGAGTGGCTTATGAGCGTTGATACTGCTCAAGGTATAACTCCTGATTTATTACAAGCAATTATGCGGCAGAAAGAAGATAAGGCTCTTATTGCTTGGGTTGAGGATCAGTTTAAAAAGTGTAAGCAAGCACGGATTGAAACTGAAAATCAATGGTATATGAATCTTGCTTTTTATTTTGGTAATCAGTATATTAAAAAGATAGGGCTGACTAATCTTACTGGTTCGGCCCAATTTTTGACTCCTAAAGCCCCACCATGGCGGGTTAGACTTGTGGTCAATCGGGTCAGGCCGATTGTTCGTACTGAGATTGCGAAACTAACAGCACAGCGTCCTACTGCTTATGTAGTGCCTGCATCCGGTGAGGAACAGGACAAGGCTGCCGCTCGCGCCGCTGAACAGATTTGGAACAGTGCTTATCGTGACCTTGGTATTCACAAGTTGATGCGTCGTACGCTATGGTGGGGCACTATTTGTGGTAATGCATTTTTAAAGGAGTATTGGGATCAAGGCGCAGAAGAGGGTTTAGGGGCTGTCAAACTAGAAGTTGTCAGCCCCTTTCATTTGTTTATCCCTGATTTAACTGTTGAAGAAATTGAAGAGCAGCCTTTTATCATTCACTCAACTGTAAAGAATATTGATTATGTGAGGCGTACATACGGTACAAGTGTGCAGCCGAATGCTACTGCACAAGAAGAAATTATTAATATTAGTTATCTTAATATTAATACAGAAAGTAATACACAGAAAAAAGATTCAGTTATTTGTCATGAGGTTTGGATTAAACCTGGTGGCCATAAATTATTTCCTAAAGGTGGACTTCTGACAGTTATTGGTGGTCAGATGGTGCAGAGGATGGATAATTATCCATATCCTCATGGTGAATACCCATTTGCTAAATTTGACCATGTTCAGACGGGAAAGTTCTATAGTGACTCTGTCGTTACTGATCTTGTCCCTCTTCAACGGGAATTGAACCGCACGCGCTCGCAAATTATTGAGGCCAAAAACCTAATGGCTAAGCCTCAACTTATCGCCGCAAAGGGTTCGGTCAATCCACGGAAGATTACTTCTGAACCCGGTCAGGTTATTGAGTACACACCGGGATTAGCACCCCCAACGCCACTGCCAATTCAGTCACTCCCTTCTTATGTACTTCAAGAAGTTGATCGTCTTGTGCAGGATATGGACGACGTTTCGGGTCAGCACGAGATTTCTCGTGGGCAGAACCCTTCACAGGTGACTGCTTATTCGGCTCTGTCGTACTTACAGGAGCAAGATGAGTCAAAACTCGCTGCATCTGTATCTTCAGTTGAGGAATTCATTGAGAAAGTTGCGCGTCTTTACCTTAAATATGTTGTATATTTTTGGGATTTGCCCAGAACTGTACGTATCGTAGGTAGAGATAAAATGGTGGACGCTGCTGCTTGGAAGGGTAGCGACCTACGAGGCAATACGGATATCCGTGTCGAAGCCGGTTCCGCGATCCCATTAGGTAAGCAGCAGAAGCAGAGTTTCTTGCTTGATCTGTTTAAACTTGGGGCTATTGCTCCTGAAATGTTGTTTGAGTTACTTGAAATGAATGATGTTCAAGATGCTCAGCAGGACTTCTTGGTAGATAAGCAACAGGCTATGCGTGAGAATATTATGATTTCTGAACTTGGCGATCAGATGCCACCAGAAATTATGCAGCCTAGTGTTGATCCTAATACTGGAGCACCCATTCCTCCACAGATTCCACAGATTTTCTTGCCTAACTCATTCGATAACCACGAAGCACATATTCAATACCACAATAACTTCCGTAAATCTCAGGAGTTCGATAGGGCTTCTGACATGGTGAAGCAGTTATTTGAGCATCATGTTATGCTTCATCAGTACGCGCTAATGGGTGGTGTTACGCCTAATACATTAGCGTCGGGTGGACAGGCTGGTCCCCCTATTGGTGGTCCTGAGCAACAAGCAGCACCTCCGGGTGCAGCACCACCAGAAGAAGAAGCGCCGCCCCCTCCGGGTGGGCAGACAGAAGCCCCATCTAACACACAACCGGGAGGTCAGGGGCAATGACATACGCACTTAACTCAATATTTGAAGTTCAGATTACTGATGCTAGGTTAGTCGGATCGCCTACTACTACTTTTAGTAGTAACTACAGGGATGAAAATACGATTGATGCTCTGCTTGTCACGGCTAACGCAGGACTCTATACGTCTGCTATGCTTGCTACTATGACGCAGAATGATAAAGTTTATGCAAATCGTATGTATAATGATCCCGCTAGTTTTGGCACTCCGGGTACTACTAGTGGAATGAGTTGATTATGGCTGATGAGGTTAAAACTATGAGTGACAACATTGTTGATCAGTATAACCGTGAGGCAGTTCAGAAGGGTCTTGAACTTAAAGACCAGCGTGCGAAGGAAGATGCTCTTATTGCATTAGCAGATGAGTATCTTGCTTCACAGGCACCACCCCCGCCAGAGCCAGAGCCAGAGGCAACTAAAACAGTGAAGCAGCCGGAGAAGAAGCCGGACCTTCATCATAAGTAGATAGGAAAACTAGGTGGCAGATGACACCGAAGTGGAAGGTCAGCAGATTTCGATCGAAGACCTAGCCGCTCAGATGTTGGGTTTGACTGAAAACAATGAAAGTGACGAAGAGGAAAAGGAAGAGGAAGAGACTTATAGGCCACAGGTCGGACATCCGGCATGGCGACAAATCCTTGATACTATTCCTAAAGAATATCACGAACAAATCATTCCAACCTTACAGGATTGGGATAGAGGTGTTAGTCGTCGCTTTCAGCGTATTCATGATGAATATGCCCCTTATAAAGAGTTAGGTGAAATTGAGCCGGATTCTATTAAAGAGGCATTAAACGTCTACAATGCCTTAACAAGTAATCCGGCTGAAACATGGGAAGCGATTGGGAGGGTCTACGGACTTAGCCCGCGGCAAGTTTCTCAGGCAGCCTCACAAGATGAGGATTTTGATTTGGAAGATTTACCTGCGCCTATTCGGGAGCGGTTAAACCGTTTAGACGAACATGACCGAACCCTAATGCAGTTGTCACAGCAGATTCAGCAGCAAAATGCTATTTCGCAAACACAGGCTGAGGATGAAGCATTAGATCAGTATTTAGAAGAACTCCGGGAAGAATATGGGGAGTTCGATGAGGATTATGTTGTTGGTCTTATAGCATCAGGTATGGATGGGGAAGATGCGGTAGAACGCTTCCAGGCCCTACTCTATAATATTGCTGATAATATTTCTTTTGAAAAAGACGACAAACAGAATTATCCTCAGGTTATGTCCGGTGGCGGTGGAGTTCCTGATTATGGACAGGTAGATACTTCTAAGATGTCCAATCAAGATACGCAGGCTCTAATCGCGGAGATTTTGCGTCTTAGCCACGATCAATAGGAGGAACCTACTGTGGCTAGTCAGGCGACACTCACTGTTGTTAATGCTTTAACCAAGGAGATTTATCAGGGTAAGATTCGAGAGCAGTTACAGGATGAAGTTATTGGTCTTAAGCGGTTGACTCGTTCTTCTGCTGGGGTGTCGTCTGAGGTTGGTGGTAAGTACGTTACCTTCCCAATCCGGGTGTCACGTAACTCTGGTATTGGTTATCGTCAGGAAGATGAAGTTCTTCAGGATGCCGGTACGCAGGGTTATGCGCGAGTTAACATTGGCCTTAAGTATGGCTATGGTCGTGTTAAACTTACGGGTCAGGTTATGGAGTTAGCGGAGACGAATTACCAGTCTTTCGCTTCTACTCTTGATCGTGAGATGTCGGGTCTTAAGAACGACATTGCTAAGGATTCTGCTCGTATCTTCTACGGCGATGGTTCTGGCGCATGGGCTACCATTGGTGTTGTTGGTACTGCTGGTGCATCTGCAACTTATGGTGTGAATAACCCACAGTACTTCTTTGGGCAGATTGGTGCTGTCGTTGATATCGTGGCTCCGGCTTCTAACGCTGCTGTTGCCGGTGCAAATGGTCCGGCTTATGTCGAACCTAATACGACTAACCCTGCTCTTCTTAATGCCCCGCTTTATGCAGCACCGCCTACGGTTGTTAACACGGTTCCTTTGGTTGTTACGGGTGTCGATGTTGCGGCTAAAACCGTGACTCTTTCGGGTGTCGGTGGTAACGCGCCTGCGGGCACGATTGGTAACGTTATTACCCGTCGTGGTAACTATGGTCGTGAGCCTTACGGTCTTGGTGCTCTTGTTGGCCAGCAGACGATTTTCAATGTGGATACCGCTGTGTATCCTGTGTGGAAGTCTGTGCTTAACGCTAACGGCGGTACCGCTCGCCCCCTGTCGGAGGGCTTGATGATTAAGATGACGGATGACGTTCGTGTTATGGGCGGTGTTACGTCTCTTATTCTTACGTCTCTCGGTGTCCGTAGGGCTTACTTCAACCTGCTTACTCAGCAGCGTCGCTACACGAACACTAAGGAGTTCGGTGGTGGTATGACTGGGCTTGCGTTCAATAATGGACGTGAAATCCCTGTCGTTGAGGATGTTGATGCGCCTCCTGGAATTATGCACTTCCTTCAGGAGTCTGACTTCACTGTGTATCGGGACAAGGATTGGTCTTGGCTTGATACTGATGGCGGTATTTGGAAGTGGGTCCAGAATAAGGATGCTTTCGAGGCTGTCAACAAGCAGTACTGGCAGATTGGTATTGAGCGCCGTAACTCACAGGGTAAGTTGTCTGATATCTCAGAGGCATAATTAATAGGAGAGGGGGGCTTGGCGCCCATAGATTATGCCCCCCTCTCCTCCCCTGTCGGGAGGTTTTATGGCTACGATTGCAGACCTTGAAAGGCAGTTTTATTTAGCGACTGTGACGACACCAGACGCTACTACTTCTATTTCAGACTTAGAGCGTAGGTATTATGTTCAGGTGCTTGGCCTTACTGAGCCGGTTGCTAGGTCCATTTCGGACTTGAAGCAAGATAAACTGGATTAGGAGTAGGTGTGGCTACGCTGACGTACATCACCGTAACCGGCACTTACTTACGTCCGGACGGCATTACACCTAAAATTGGATATGTTGAATTTCGTCCGACTGTACCACTATCTGTTAGTGGTACAGGCGTTATTGTTTCTGAACCTCTTCGGGCACAATTAGATATAAATGGACATTTTGAAATTGAATTACTTTCAACTGGTGCTATTGATAATCCTGACTTATCTCCGACAGGGTGGCTTTGGTTTGTAGATGAAAAGATTCAGAATGGTAATATATGGTATTTAGGTTGTGACTCTAGTGGTCCTGACCCATTTGATATTAGTTATGGTTTTTACCCTCCGGGTGCTGCTGTCAGTCCTCCTGCTGTTATAGAGCCTGGTCCTGCTGGTATTAAGGGTGATAAAGGCGATAGAGGGTCGTTATGGTATGCAGGAGATATTGATCCGGTAGATGGTTCTTATAGACCGCAAGATATGTATTTGAATGCTGTAAATGGTGATGTATGGTGGTATGCAGGCACAGGTGTAGAAGATGAGTATCCTTATGGATTCTACCCTTATGGCTCTGGTCCTTATGGAGGAAGTTAATGGCTGTTCAGTTGCCGACTCCCGGTGAGGAGCCGTGGGGTGAAGAACTAAATGCTGCGATCAATAGTATTGACAGTAGGTTAGTTGTTGTAGAATCGGGTGTTGGAGGAGGGGGAGTTACTGACCATGGAATGCTTAGTGGATTAGCAGATAATGACCATCCTCAGTATCAAGTAGTTTCACAAAAAGGTATCGCTAGTGGTTATGCTTCTTTAGGTACTGATGGAAAGGTTCCTACAGGACAGTTACCAACTTCTAGTTCTGGGGGAACACTTCCTGCTGATTTATCTGGATCGTGGTATGCGGGCAGATATTGGTATTCTTTAGGAACGTCAATTACAATTGATGGTTCTTATACTAATAAACTTCGTGATGCTTCTGGTATGGTTTTATTTAACAAAGGTGCAAGTGGTGGCACACTTTCTACAGCATCAAATGGTACTATATGGAATGCATTAGTAAATCAAGTTGGTACCGATGCAGAAGTTATTACAATTGAAACTATTAATGATTTTAGATTAAATGTACCTCTAGGAACTATAGGTGATGTTGCAGACCCATCTGTTTCTTACTATGGTGCATTAAGTGCTGCATGTGAGTGGACTTTATTTAATAGACCTGCTGCTCGTTTGTTTTTTCTTACAGCATATGGTGATGCCTATACTGGTGGTTATCCTAATGGTGCAACTCCAAATGCAAATGGTGATTGGTATTTTGACTTTAATGATGCAATGCATAAAGTTGGAAGTGTATACGGTGTTCCTGTTTTAAAGGTAGGTGAAGAATCTGGAATTAATTATTATACTTGTCAGTTTTTTACTACTGACATGATTCATATGAATGCAAATGGTGGAACTCGTTATACAGAATATGTTTGGGCTAAAATGCGTTCTATGGGTTGGATGACTTCTCGTCCAACTGCTCCGGGTGCAGCATCTCCTGTTCCTGTTACTGGAGTGAGTATTGTGCAAGGTTCTGTTGTTGCTATTGCACCAACACAGACTATGCAATTATCTGCTTCAATTACTCCATCTAATGCATCCAATAAGGGTGTAACATGGTCTACTAGTGATGCTACTAAGGTTACAGTATCTTTGGATGGTTTAATTACTGGTGTAGCAACAGGTAGTGCTAATATTACAGTTACTACTGCTGATGGTGGATTTACTTCTGTTTGTAGTGTTACTTGTGCTAATGCTGCTGTATCTAGTGTAGCCATTGCTCCTAAGACGTTTACTTTATTACCCTTTGAGACTCAGCAGTTAACCCCTACAGTGTTGCCTTCAAATGCAACTAATAAAGCAGTGACATATGCTAGTAATGCTACAGGTGTTGCAACAGTTAATTCTTCTGGATTGGTAACGGCTGTCGCGAATGGTTCTGCTACTATTACTGTAACTACAGTGGATCAGGCTAAAACTGATACGGCTGTCGCTACTGTATCCTCTACTGTTCCTGTTACAGGTGTTGATCTTGTTCCTGCTTCGATAAGTGTTGTTTTAGGTGGAACTAGTCAGTTAACTGCTACTGTTCTTCCTGCAAATGCAACCAACAAGACTGTTACTTATGCTAGTGATAATACTGGAGTAGCAACTGTTAATTCTTCTGGGTTAGTGACTCCTGTGGCTGCTGGATCAGCAATTATTACAGTTACTACTACAGATGGTAGTAAGACAGATACGACAGCAGTTACAGTAGCAGCAAGTGATTGGAATCTTCGTAAGGCTACTGCATATGTCTCATTAGGTGTTACTGGTTTGACTGTTGACGGTAATAATGATCCTACATGGAGTGGTACAACATGGGCTTACCCAGTTGTGTTCTTTAATGATATATTGGCTGGTGATAATGCTTGTGAGTTTGTTACAACTGGAAGTCCTGGACCAGGTGGATGGGTAGTTGTTGGTACAGATGGTGAGACATGTTTTGCTGCTATAGGTGACATTAATCCTGGTATTACACTAGAGGCTGTTCCTTCTGCTGCTGGTTTAGGTTCTACTTCTCCTGCTACTGGTCCAGATTATATTATTAACTCGCCAGCCGGACCATTAAGTAATGGTGTTAAATTCCGTATGGCCCGTGTTGGAGATATGTTCCATTGTTGGAAGTGGAGTGGAACAGTTTGGACTGAAATTACTCGTGTTGATCTTTCCGGTGCTAATCCTTCTGTTATTGCGTATAAAGGTCTTGGATTAATGATCGGAGGATCATACTCTAAGGTTCGTGATGTTTGGACTGGTACGTATCTTGCTGGGGCTCAGGTTCCATTAACAGGTATTTCAGTAGATCAACCTACATTAGGAATTACCGTAGGTGGTACTTCAGGTCTTAGTGTAACTTATAGTCCTGCTAATGCTACTAATAAATCAATGTCATGGTCTTCTAATACGCCTTCTGTGGCTACAGTGAATGCAGCAGGTACAGTTACTGGAGTATCTGTAGGAACTGCTACTATTACTGGAACATCAGTAGATGGTAATTTTACTGATACTTGCGTAGTTACTGTTACTAATCCTGCTTCTGAATGGGCACTCTCAGCACAGACTGTTTTCCGTGATAATAATTTAAATGGTGTAACTGCAACTGGTAGTGATCCTACTTATACTAGTGTAACTGCAGGAACTTATGGTGCATTATTAATTAATACGCCTGGACAAAATGCAATAGAGTTTACTATTGCAAATGGTGCTAACGGGCTTTGGCTTGTCCATGGTACTCATGCTACAGATGGTAATTTTGTAGGATTCGGAGACCTGACTGCAAGCGGTATAACTACTAATGGAGTGTTTACAGGTGGTGGTATTGGTTTAATTGGTATATCACCTGCTCAATCAACATCACCAGCATATGCTACCGGAAAGGTTTATCGCTTAGGGCGAAGCGGTACAAGAGTTAAATTAGTACGAGTTGATCCAGGACCAACACTTGTAACTATTTGGGATGGTGATTTGGCTACTAATTTCCCAAGTAATGCAGCATGGTATGCTAACCTTGATCTTGGTGTTATGCAGAACTCATCTTATAGTCTTGTGACTAACTGCAAGACTGGAAGTTGGACACCGGCATGACTTGGGCTAAAGTTGGAAATATTAAGGGTCCAAAGGGAGACACTGGTCCAGCGTCCACTGTTCCTGGACCTCCGGGTGTAGATGGTGTAGATGGTGTAGATGGTGTAGACGGTATAAATGGAATAGATGGTGCAGATTCTACTGTTCCTGGGCCAAAAGGCGATAAAGGTGACAAAGGCGATAAAGGTGACAAAGGTGACAAAGGTGACATAGGTGCAGACTCTACTGTTCCTGGACCTCAAGGACCGATAGGGCCTCAACAATTCTTTGCTGATCCTGCTGAACCAGCATTAGGTACTGTAGATTTAATTTGGGTAGATATTGATGATACATCATTAGAAGCCTATGGTCCCACGTTTTGGAAGAAGTGGTCTGGTACACAAGCACAATATGATGCTATTACACCTAAAGATAATAATACACTTTATGTGGTGATCTGATGGTACTTCTTAATACTGCAACTAAGGTGTACTCAGGAAGTACAGCAGCAAAGAAAGTATATTTAGGTTCTCAGCAAGTTTGGACTAGTGCTCCTGCTGTTACTGGTCCTACATCGTGGTTAAATATATCTTATACACCGGGATCAGATAGAAATGATTTTAATGGAGAAGTAGGTGTTAGATGGGGAATTGGTGTAACCAATATTTCATTTACTTGGATGGGTGCTCGTTGTCTTAAAACAGGTGATTCAGGTACACGTAAACTTAATCTTTATGAATGGTTTTCTAGTAGTAAAGTGGCTACAGCAACAATAGATTTTACAGGTAAAAATGCTGGTGAATATGCTTGGGTACAGGTTCCTCAGTATACTATGTTGGCTAATGGTTATTATGCTTTATTGATGGAAGTGTCTGTGGGAATGCAGGTTTGGGCTAATCCAGGGCCTACTGTTTTTAATTCATCTATTGTAAATATATATGATAGTTATAAAGATGGTACTGCTGGTGCACTATCAACTGGTTTGGTTAATTCACAGTTTATTGGTGTAGACGTTGGGTGGAACTAATGAGTGTAACTCCTGAGAATGCACCTGTAAGGCCTGCGTATATTCGTGATAAGGCTACTGGTTTATACTATAAACTTGCTGTTCAGGGTTTACCAGGTAGTGGTAGTGAGGGTGGAGTAAGCGATCATGGCTCACTTAGTGGGTTAGCAGATGATGATCATTCTCAATATTTAAATAATGCTCGCGGTGATGCACGTTATTCTTTAATTGCCCATACTCATACGGGTTATGCAGCAACACTACATACACACTTACAATCAGAATCGCATAACTCTCCTGATACCGATACTGCTACTACTGCATTACATCATACAATCGGTACTGGTGCTAATCAGGCTGCTGCCGGTAACCATACCCATGCTGGCTATGCAGCAACTTCACATACACATACGCAAGCGCAATCGCACAACTCCCCTGATACTGATGCTTCTCCGACAGCCCTTCATCACACTATTGGTACAGGCGCTAATCAGGCAGCGGCAGGGACACATACGCACACGGCTGCGGCTGTCGGGGCTGAACCTGCTGGCGCTGTGGCTACACACGCTGCTACTGCCGGACATGAACTACTTTCTACTACGACTCCTGCTGCATTAGGTACGGCGGCTGTCGGGGTCGGAAATACGACAGCCCGTGCCGACCATATACATGCTATGCCTACGGCTGTTAATGTTGGTGCTGAACCTGCTGGTGCTATTACCACACATGTTGGTGCTGCTAATCCACATACACAATATCTTTTAAAGTCTGGTGGAGCACTTACTGGTGCTGTTACTGCGGCTGCTGACCCTACAGCAGCATTAGGATTGGCTACTAAGCAGTATGTAGATTTAAATGATCGTTTTTTTGGTTCAGTTAAATTAACTACAGTTCCTAATAATTCAGTTACATATTTAATCGCTAATAACACAACTACTAGAGGCATTACTCATACTGGTGATGGTAATTATGTTGTTTCGAAAACTGGATTATATGTAGCCTCAGTAACAGGTTTATGGTCTACCAGCGTTTCAGGATTTATTCAATGGGAAAATACAGCAGGTTTAGTGTTTAAATTCTGGTTTACAGCAGCCAATGCTGTTAGTGCGGTTGCTTTCTATCAACTGTCTGCTGGTGATACTCTTGCTTGTTCTGTTCTTCAAACGTCTGGTTCTGCTGTTACTTTTAATTTATCAGGGTCTAATATCAACATTGTGAGAGTGAGTGAAGTGTGAGTTACTACAGTGGTTGGCAGTTAGCCAATGATCAGTACTTTATGAATCGAGTTGGATTCTGTGCTGAAGTAGAAACGTTAGGCTACGATTGGGGTATTGATAATCGTATGACTATTGCTGCTTCTCCTGGATTTGCTGAGGCGTACGAGTCTGCTCTTATTGCAGAAGTCTCTAATCCTGGTTTAGATCAAGCAGTCATTAGTGATGCTCAGATTCTAAGTGCCGTGCAAACACTGTCTGGAGTTTAATATGTACTCCGAGTCACTATTATGGTGGGTCGGGGGTACTGTTGTATTAGTCGGTATTCTTGGACTTATTGGTATGTTTGCATGGTGGGTGGACAGCACATATAAGCAGCGTAATAAGAAAAGGAATTCTAAAGATAATGATGAAGGTCGTTCGTCCTTGTGGCTAGTGTTTGAAGCGTTCAGTGCTATTCTTGTCGTAACCTCAATGCTAGTTGCTATTTATAGTAGTAGTGCATTACTGCGAGCAGTAGCAGGGGTGTCTTTGATAGTGTTGGTATCTGCGGCTACTGTATCAATAATGAATCGAATCGGAGATGAATAATGAGTGAGCCGCGTGGAATCGAAGAGCGTATCGAATGGTTCCAAACCCACAGTCCTAGCGGTTCTGGGATGTGTGCTCAACATACTTGGCATGCTCTTGGCGGCAATAACGGCAACCCTCCTGCATGGGGTGCTGAGGACGCTAACGCTTGCGTGGACAAGGTAAAGGCGTCCGGACGTTACTGGACCCCGCAGACGTGGGATGGACCCCCTCCTAGGGGGGCGTGGGTGGGTTGGAAGTATGGTAATAATGGACATGCTGCTCTGAGCAACGGTGATGGAAAGATTAGCACTACGGACCCTAGTGGTAATCAGGGTATGTGTGGAATTGAGCCATTGGATTATCCGAAGAAATGGGGTTTCGATGACTCTAATGGCGACTACACTGTGTGGACGGACCAATACAACGGCGTGCGCTTCCCTGTCGGAGTCGTGATGGAACCGGGCGAAGTATACCTAAGCAAGTTGGTTTATGCTACAGAAGATTCAGATAGTGTTAAGCGGCTACAGCAAGTGCTGAACGATCATCCTCTGTCGGGTGGAGAGCCTCTACCGATCACTGGGAATTATTATGATGAGACAGACGAAGAGGTACGTCTCTGTCAGCAGCAGCACGGTTTCGGTAACGATGCTGCCGGTCATTCTTCTGTCGGACCAAGCCAAGCAGAACATTTATTTGCTGGTACAGGGAATACTGTTATTGATGATATTTCTACTGATAGCGGTAGTCCTGGACCTACTCCTCCTAAACCCCCAGTCTCCGAAACTAAAACCTTCCCTTTGGGCATTGAGTATCATTATAGCAATAAGCCTGCTGGTACTTTTACTTTTTCAGGAAGTTATAAAAAGTTAGACGTAGCATCTTGGGGTCCGAAGAAAGATGGCTTGACTCTTGGTATGCTTTATGCTAATGTTGATGGTAGCGGAGAGTTTAGATCACGATTAATTAGAGAAGATTTTAATGGGTCTGGTGAAGACCCTACTGCTTATCAGACTCACTATCCTAAGTCTGGTGACAATTACCTGTTGACTCATGTGTGGTTTGAGTCTGGTGAAGCAAATCGTAAGTTGCATTATGAATTGTGTACTATGGATGGCGAGACTATGAATGTCGGTACTCGCTATGCTAAATTTGTTACGATTCCATGGGAAGTAGTTGTTGTGGTTACTGAGGCATTGGCGGTGTACTCAGCAGTTCGGACTCCTGTCGTGAAAGTCTTAAATTGGCTTAAGGCGTCCTAATGCCGTACAACATTGTTAAGCGTGGTGGCAATTATGCCATTGTGCGTAAGGAAGATGGTAAAACTGTAGGAACATCTAAATCAAAACTTCAGGCTGCTGCATCAGCCAGAATTAGAATGGCAGCCGCACATAGAAAGAAGAAGTAATGTTTGACGTTGATCTTCCGACAGCCCATGACGACGGACATTTCGTCTCTGCTAAGGTTAGTAGGGTGGTAGAGTTAATTCGTGAATACGATTCTCGGCTGGATGTCAAGTGGGTGCCGCCTGACCAGCGAGGCCCTACTGATCCGGCTTTTGCCATTACAGAAAGACTTGCTGATGGAAGAGAAGTTATCGCATTCTACGTTGACTCAGAAGAGTCTTTTGACGAGGACGTGCTTGCACGGGTGTATGCAGGTGACAATGCGAAAAACGACGTACAATCGAGAGTTGATGCACAGAATGAAGCAGCGAAACGAGTACAAGAAGCCAAACACAGGGAAGAACTAGAGCAGTACTATTCCCTCTTAGGCTCTATGATTACTAGTAAAAAGCATACATACAGGCATGATGGTAAGAAGTATATTCTTTAGGAGGCGTTATGCCTGATTGGAAAGCATTACAGCGTGCTGCTAGTACTAGAGGTAAAGAAATGCATACTAAACCTAAAGTTGCTATTCCTAAATCACGAAGTAGGGATGCTGTTAGACGTAGGGCTTTAAAAAATATAGAAGAAAGAGGAAGAAGTAATCCAGAGTACAATAAGCGTTTCTATAAAAATAAAGGTGATTTTGGACCTAGGAGAATTACTTCTAAAGAAATGGAGAAAGAGCCTAGAGGTATTTGGGAACATCTTTCAGAAAGTGGTAATGATAGATTTACACGACGAGAATTTAAAGCAGAAAAGGGAAGAGTTAGGTCACAATATTTGAATGAAGAAGCGAGAGCCAAACGTCGTAAGAAGCGTAGTAAGTAGGAGGGCGCTGTGAAACTTGGCGACATTATCAAGCGGGTGCAGCGTCAGTTTGGTGACGACGTTGAGGCTCAGATTACGGAAGAAGATATTGTTCGCTGGGTCAATGATGCCTGCTTAGAGATTGCTGTTACTAATGCAACAAATCAAGGTTATTTCCTTGGTACGACACCTGTAACAAATGGTGTCAAGGAATATGAACTCCCTGCTGATTTGCTTACGCTTCGTTCTATTAGATTAGAAAACTCTAAATTAATAGGAACAACGTATGAACAAATCACAGAAATAGATGAGTATTCAGATGCAACTACTGGTAAGCCTACGCATTATTATGTGTATGGTGGGAAAGTAGTTTTGTATCCTATACCTAGTCAAGATTATCCAACCTTGACTATTATGTATGTTAAAACTCCTGACCTTCTTTCTTTTGAAATGAAAAATATTGAGCCTGACGTTCCGGTTCAATATCATCCTCGTATTGTAGAGTATTGTATTGCTCAGGCTGCTGAATTAGATGATAATTTAGGTCATTATCAGCAGAAGATGGGTCAATTTCAACAAAACCTTATGGCACTTAAACAAAATAATGAACAGCCTGAGAGTGAGAGTTATTATGCTTCTGTTATTTATATAGAGGAATACTAATGCCTACTAAGACTCTTGGCCCATGGCCTGCTGGTTTGAACCTGTCTACTAACCGTAGCCAGTCAGTATATTTGGCTGATAGTGAACTTGGTGAGGCAAAAAATTTAATCTATTCTACAGAAGGTTTTCTTTTACCTAGGCCCGGCTGTAAGACATTACTTAGTAATGGTTTAGTTGATCTTTATGAGCATATGTCTGCTGGTGAGTTTAGTCTTATCGGTATGGTAGATACTGGTGTTTATGGGATTTGGACTATAGTTCAGGTAACAGTTGGTGTAGATACATATTTATATAAAATTAGGGATCAAGATAAAGAATTACTTGATGAAAATATTAGATTAATTGCTCATATCAATACAGGTGCTAAATTTACACATCTGATTGTTCATTCAGGATTTGTTACAGAATATACTGATATTGATCCTTCTGAGCCTACTAATGTTTATACTTACCCAGCAGATACTGGGGTTTTACTTTTTACAGATACAGATAATGAATCTTATATTACATCAATGAATTTAGATCAACCTATTACAATGATTGATCCTGCATTACAAATTCCTTCAAGTCATTATGGATTGATTGTTAAGGATAGGTTATTCTTATTCCATCATAATAAGAATAAAATGATTTGGGGACCGGCTGTTTATATTTTAGACTTTAGAACTAACCTTGTCTATTCACCTTTTGGTATTGATGCAATGGGCGTAGAGATTATTGAACCTACGACACCTGATGATACTATTAGATGTGTAGAATTTTACAATAATAATTTTTATATCTTTAAACGTGCCGCTACTTTTATGTTTACTTATCAATTATCTCCATATACAGATGGGTATATGCGTAAGATTAGTGCAGAACAAGGTGCATATGCTAGTACTATTTTCCGAGAAAATATCATTGTAATTAATAATAAGGGTGTTTTTAGTGTAGTAGGTACTGAGTTTGTTGATCTTCAACGGAAGATGAACTTCCGATTTGAAATTCCAATTGATCACCCTAATATTACTAATAGAGATATATTTATTACTAACTTCAATAATAATGTATTATTTGGTTTTAGAGATATAGTTACAGATCCTGCCTTTCCTAAATATTATTATTATAATATGGACGCTACAACAGGAGCCTGGAGTAACTGGTCTTATACATATGCGGATAATATTGCCGCTCCCGGTAGTGAATACTTTCTTATTCAAAATACTAATACTACTACACTTAAGATGTTGTTTGTAACTTGGAATAGAAGGCATGTAGTATTTATGCATTGGAAACCCCATCCTACTCTATATGATTATCATATGGATGGAGATATTGTTAGTACAACTAACAATCTTTTTTATTATCTTCCAAATGTAGAAATTAAAACTACAGCCAATGTTGGCGATAGCATTCTTAAATATAAAAAACTTTATAGATATTATGTTAGACTTTATCTATCAGAAATCCCTGTATCAGAAAATGAAGAGCCTTTATGGACACTTAGTTTAAATTATAATTCTTATAAATTTGATAGTGTTATGAATCCAATCTTTGGTCTTTATCCTACAAAACAACCTTTCCCTGATCCTAAATCTAATGTAATAGATACTGCTGTATATACTAGAACCTATCAAGTACGTATTCCTCAACAGAGAGTTAAAGAATTTGTATTTGAATTAAAACGTAGATTTAGTAAAATTAATGCAGATGATATAGTTATTAATCCTGATGGTGATAGGCCCCTTAAAACTGGATACTATTGGCAATTAGCAGGTATCTGGTTTGATTACCAGGATAAGGCAGGTATTTAATGAAGCCTTATTCAGTTAATAAGGTTTATAAAACAGGTTCCCCTGTCGCTCATAAGGGTGGTGCTCTCAACCCGACAGGGTATATTAATAGGGAGGTTAACAAGGGTTCTCTTATTAAACCTTCTAATAGGCGTTCGAGACTAGCCTCTAAAAGTCTTGAACGTGCTGCTCAAAGACGACAAGCCAATAAACAGCAGATTCTTATGTATAAGAAGAAAGGAGGGGTGCGATGACAGTTAAAATAGGTGGAAAAACTTATAAAGGTAAGTATAAAGGTCCGGATAAATTTAAAGGCGACGAGAAAAAATTAGCCGTTTACTATGCAGCAAAACGTAAGGCTGCTTCTGCTCCTAAAACTACTGCCAAACCTGCTACTACTGCATCTAAACCTACCACTACTGCTACTCCTCTTAAGCAAGTAACTGCTCCTACTGGCAGTGTTTCATCTAATAGTAGTGGAAATATTCAGTTACAGACAAATGCAGATATTGAGAATCAGGCTCTTGAGGCTAGTCAGACATTAAAAGATGAAGAAGAAAAAGCAACTCAACTTCAGCAACAAGGTCTTATAGCAGAAATGGCTAACAAATATAAAGCACGAAATTCTTTTGATACTCAACGTAGTAGATCAAATCAAATTATGGCAAGTCGTGGTATGCGAGGTTCCGCTGCCTTACAACAGAATGCTTTAGATAAGAGAGACTACGGGACAGCATTACAAGATATTGCTGCTGCTAGAGCCGCTTCAGATAAAGAAGCAGAAAATATTAAAACTACTGCAAAAAATTGGTGGGATACCAGACAAGGACAATTAAATCTCTCTCGACAGCAGTACACTAATGAGAGGTCTAAGAGTAGCCCTACTTCTGGTAGTACTCCTGTTAATAGTGGAGTAAAAGCAACTACTCCTTATAAAAAGTCCTAGCAGTTACGCAGCCAAACGAAAGGCAGGAAAAAAGTAATGTCTAGTGATTACACTAGGAATGATAGTGGTTGGAGGCCAAGCGCCGGTAAGAGTAGGGCACAGATTGAAAAAGAAAAAGCAGCAGAACTTGGACGTCGTAAGCGTGGGGGTCATGGAGCGTCTGCTCCTAGTGGACCATCAAGGGGTAGCGGTTACGGCACTGAATCTTCTAAGAGGCCTGAAGGCGGTAAGCGTAAACCAGATAAGCCAAAAAAGCCTAGGGGTCATGGTGCGTCTGCTCCTTATGGTCCTATTAGGCCCGGTGGTTATGGTACTGAGAAGTCTAAGAAGCCTGGTGGTGGACATCAGGATGCTGCTGGACGTAGGCTTTCTGGTGGTGGAACTTTTGGCGGTGGTAGGACTTCTGGTGGTGGGACTTTTGGTCATAAGTCTCCTAAAGGTTTACAGTGGAGGTCAGAGCATAATCCTTGGGGTTCTTATACTCCTTATGATAATGAAAAAGATTCAAAAGGCGGTACTGATTGGTCACGACGTCCTACTAGTGCAAATAAAAGGGATAAGACTAAAACCTATATTTACAGCGCTGGGTCAGGGGCTTCTTGGGGAAAGATTGCTAAGGAGTCAGGCGTTTCTGTCGCTGACTTAAAGAAGGCTAACCCTTGGCAGATGAGAAGGCGCAATGGGGTTATTTACCGTAACTCTAAGATTCGTATTCCTGGTACTAACTAGGAGTAGATATGGTTGTAATTAATGGAAAGACGTATAAGGGGAAATATAAAGGCCCCGATAAATATAAAGGCAAACCCCCTCCTGCTAAGACTGATAAATATTTAACTGAAGCAACTCAATTAGGTACGTCTAAATACTCTCCTGTGTTTGCTCAAATTGCTGCTAATGAGGCAAGCAATAAGGGTGCTTATAGTACAGGTTCATCTCAGCGTATTAATGCACTCAATGCTGAGTTAGGCAGTATGGAGGCTGCCAACGCTACTACACAGAAAAAACTAGGAGATTTAGGTACTGAGTCTGGTACTATGTACCAGCAGGCATTAGCCAAAAGTCAATCTGATTTCCAAAATCAACAGTATAAAACGAATATTACTAATACTAACCTGATGTCTTCTCTCCAGTCGGAAATGGCCGCACGCGGACTCACAGGCACGACAGCCGGTCAGCAACGACTAGCGACTAATGCTGCATTTGGAAATAATCTTGCAGGTGCAGTTAATGAAATTAATCAAGGAGCATTAATGAGACAAGGTACTAATGCTCAGGACACCTTTGGTCAAATGAAGGGGTCTGGACAAATGTTGCATCAGACTAGTACTTCTGGTGCTAGAGGCGAAGCACGCTCTGCATTAGATCAGTTATATAATACATATCTTGAAAAAGAATTAGAGATGCAGGGACAGAAGACAGTTACGGAAAAAGAGAAGAGTGATTACATCCTTCAAACTAGGATGACTCTTAAGGAGCAGGCTGCACAGGCTGCTGCGGCTAAGGCACAGGCTGCCGCTCAATCTGCTGCTGCGGCTGGTAATCTCAATTATAAATATGAGGCACTTAAGGTCGGCACGCAGTATAAGTATGACGCACTCGCATCTAAGACAGCGCAGAATGATATCGCTAACCAACTTAAGGAACGTGGCTTTAGCCACAAACAGGCTATGGACATCGCTAATCTGTCGGTTAAGAAGGGTGCTCTCGATCTTAACTGGGAGAAGTTCAAGTCTGGTGGTGGTACGAAGTCTGGTATGAGTAATGAGCGGGTTGCAGAGATTATCGCTTCGTTAGGGAGTTAGTAATGCCGGGTGCGTATGGGACATCAAGTGGCGGGCAATACCGGCCTCCTAAAGGTAATACAAGTCTTTCTCCTTATATAGCAAAACCTGTTAAATCTGTTAAATCTGAATACTACGCTAAACCTACGGCTATGACTGATCTGCCTGGATGGGCTAAAGAAATACGGGCAGGCGCTAATTTCATGCCTATGAAGGTTAAGCCTATGTCTTACAACTATATGGCTATTGCTGAAGGTCCAAACCGCGCTGTGCCTTATAGTGCTCCGACAGCCACGCAAACTACCATTGGTAGCGCGTACTTCAAACCTACAGATGATGTGGCTGGTGGGATTAAGAAAGAGCATAATCTATGGCAGGACATTAAGAATCTGGGTGGAAATATTGTCCATAAGGGCGGCTCCTTACTCATGGGCGCTCTGGATGTTATCTCACGTCCAGGATATATGGTACGGAATTTATACAAGTCTAACTTAGAGAATTATTATTCTCAAGATGGAGATATTAATGGTTGGGAAGCCTTATTAGGCGTTATTGATACTATCACTCCTGTCGGGATTGTTAAAGATTTAGCGACAGGGCATATGGATGAAAGGCTTAAGGCAGGCTGGGAGGGGCTGTCGGGTCAAAAAAAGACTTCGATGAAAGATATACTCAATTTTACGAATCCTGAGTTTACAGAAAAACATAAGACAGCGACTAATATTTTATCGGTTATAGGTGACATTGCTACTGATCCTATTACTTGGGTTACTATGGGTGCAAATCCTGGTAGTATTGCTAGGTTAGGTGGAGCAGGCGCTAAGTTAGCCATGGGTGATAAGATGGCTGCTGCTCGTCTATGGGAAGAAACTATCTTTACTAAGACAGGGCGTGCAGCAGGTTTAAATGTAGTTAAGAGTGATATTAGGAATAGGGAGGCACGTCGTCTTGCGCGTAAAGGGCGAGGCGTAGATAAGCAGTTAACTAAGGCAGAACAAGGTAAGAAAACTAAGTTAGATGCAGATGCACTTAGGGCTAAGAAAGTAGAGATTACACAGAGCATTAAAGATAAAATGGATGAAGATTTACAAGGTGCTGCATTAGCGGCAAAGATTTTTAAGAAGAGTCTGCCTACTTTAGGTTTGACTACGCTTAGTAGGTTTAATACTGGAGCAGGAGCCTCGACAGCACTCAAAGGTGAGGAAGCCCTTAAAGTTCTTAGTAATAATTTTCATGCAGGAGTTGCTAATAATCTTGAAGGTACAGATCGTTGGAAGGCTTTTTATGTAGCCAATCAAGGTAGAGATTTTAGATATACGACAGAAACAGGTCATGTAAAAACAGTTAAATTATCTGAGGCTAAAAACCTTAAAGATTTTATTAGGATGGTTTCAGAAGAAGCAAGTCCTATTGCTCGATATGCAGAATCAGGTGCTAAGGCTGCACGGAGTCGTAAAGGACGTAATGTTGCTGTTAGTGCCCGTGGACATACTTTCTTAAATCAGTTCAAGACGCATGTTGAAGATAATATGCTTATTGCTTTAAGTGATGATGCTACTCAAAAAGCATTTGATTCACATAGGGGTCTTTTAAACTTTATTGATAGTACACCTGCGGCTACAGATGATATGAAAGGTACTGATAAATTAATTAGAGTTAGTCAAGAAGATTTACTTGATGATGCAGTTGATACCTCATTTGATGCACTTGAAAGAGCGGCTAAGGGAGCGCGAGAGGCTTCCGGAAAAACAAACTTTAAAAAAGATAAAGCACATATTATGGTTGAAGGTATAGATGGTAAGTATCGTAAGGTAAGTATTAAGGCTGCCCGCGCGGCTGCTGAAACTGATAGTATTATTAGAAAAGCACGAATCGAACGTAGAGTTACTTTAGCACAACGTACTAAAGAGCAGTTGGCTACTGATAGAATTTCTGGAGTTTCTGATAACGTTGCTGTTGCTCGCGCTAATTTCTTAAAGGCTGCGGAGGCTGTTCGTGTAGCACGGGAAACTGGTGCTGATAATTATGAGGCATTGGCTAAGGCTAGAGAGGCTCTTGGTACAGCATTAGCAGATGTATCAAAGGCTACTAAGGGAGCATGGGAAAGTAAAGTTCCTGAAGAAGCCAAAAAAGTTTATAATAGTATGCGTGAAGTTCTTTACGATTCAGGAAACTTTACGACTGCTGAGCGCACTAAATACATGGCTATTCTTAAAGATACTAGTATGCCAATGGAAGAGCGTATTGCACTTATCCTTAGAGATAAGGATATGTCTAACAGTGAAGCACAGGAACTTTTAGGGGATGCCTTTAAAATTCATATCGACGAGGATGGTGTTATTCATGTTACTCGCGGTGGCGATCTTAGTCATATCCCTGAAATTATTAAGGCTGTTATTCGTGATCGGTTTGCCCAGCGCATTGCTGGCGGACAGTCTGGTGTTAAATTAGAAGATAACCCCTTAGAAAATATCTTCCGAGTTGTGGCTGATGGTAAAAACCCTGATGCACCAGCCTATCTTCGTGATGTTAATGGCGAATTAGGCATGATGATTTTAGATGGTTATCGTGCGGCTGCTGAATATGCAATGAAGAATGATTTATGGTCTGATCCTGAAATTCTTTTTGCTACAATCCATAACTCGATGAGTGAATTCACTAACCTACTGTCAGCAGACATGAAGGCTCAGGTTGGACAATTTTTATACAACACGACAGGGCTGCGACTTCCTGACGAGTTCGTACCTAAGTTTACAGATATTATTGACTTATTAAGTAATAAAAAGATGGTGTGGAGAAATGCTGATGGTAAACCTGGTAATCAGGAGATACCATGGCAAGAATTCGGTATGCAGATGCAGCGTTGGTTAATTGGTAGTTCAAGTGAGAAAGGTTTATTCAAAGGTATTTTTGATGTAAGAACACTACCAGGCGCTAAAACTGGTCACGATATGGTAGACCTTTTAAATCAAATTACTTTTAAAGCACTTCATGTCGATATTGATGTTCCTGGAACTACTCCTGAACATATTAATGCTATTAATAGTATTACGGAAAGTATTAGGTATCTTGAAGGTTTAGTTGCTCCTGCTCCGGTCAATGGTGTGACTGGTTCTGTTAATCGCTACAGCATGACTGATTTTATGATGCATGCTAGGGAAATCATAGCAGCACATAAAAAGCCTACCACTCTTCCTGGTGGTAAAGCAGGCGCAGGTCGGCTGTCGGCTCTTGATTCTTTTACATACGCAGATGAGAGAACTGTAGCAGCGCTAGAGAAATTAGATCAACTTAGAGTACTTAGTGCTCAAAAGAATGACCCTATACTTGCTGAATTAGCACAACGACAGTTGTCAGCACTATTTATTAAGCATGGTGGTATTGATATTGTTAAAAGTGTTACTATGCCTCCTAGCGGTAATTTGGCTGATCTTGATTTTGGTAAGCCCTTCAGTACACTAGGTGCACATGCGCGTATGAAAGAAGGAATGACTAATCGAACTGGCTTTGGTACTAAGCGTCATGCTGACTTAATGGAATCAATGTGGGGACAACAGACTCTTGTACATGAATGGCAGAAGGCTTTCCAGAATCAAATCTTGGATGAGGTCTTTGTAAAAGGTCGCACTATTCAGCAAGCAGGACGCAGACTTCAAGAGAATATTGATGCTGCCTTTGGTCCTTATGAGAACATTAAGAAGCGAATCTATCCTACTAAAGGAGCCATCAATAAGGACTTGGCATTGGAAGGTAATGTTAGGCCCCCTGTCGGAGAGCCTGATATTGGCGCAAAAGCCGCAGCACCTCATGTAGAAGCCCTTATAGGTGTTAGGAAGGCTCAAGAGGATTTAGAGACAGCCCGAGCCAATCTTACTACTGCTGTTGATAAGGTAAAGAATGCTGGACCGATTGATGATCCTACATTATTAGCCAATTTAAAGAAGGCTCAAACAGAATATGAAGAGGCTAAATTAGCAGAGAGTTCTAAGGCTGCTGCAACTGGTGAAGAAGGTAGTGTTGCTACAGGTCCGACAGAAGACCCTACAGATGTTGCTAATGTAGGTGTTGGACCACTTAATTTTACTGATGAAGAGAAGGAAGTAATCCGTAAGTATATCAGTTCAAGTTATGCGGGCGCTTCCCCACAGAAGGTTGCGAAGCAACTTCATGCGCTTAGCATGGCTATTTCATCTGATGTATGGGCAGCACAAGCAGAACTTAATACAGCCCTTCAAGACTTTAGTATTAAATATGGTGCTAGTGTAAAATTTATGGGTATCCCATTCATGCCTATGGTTAACCCAATGAACGCTACTCATACTATTGCTGGTGTAATGCGTCTGGCTGAAGAAACTTCAAAGGCTACTAGATTCTTCGGTACTCTTTATGGTCCAGAGGCTAAGACTAGTTGGGGCGTACAGGCTCATAAATATCTGACTAAGCGTAGCCATGTTAATGAAGGTACGCTTGATCAACTCAGTACGTCAGTTATTAACTATGCTAGCATGACTAGGCAAAGAGTCTTTGCAGAGTTAGACGATCTATATAAGATTGCAGTTGAACAGACTGAATATTTAATTCCTCAAATTAATGCTATGAGCAGAAAAGATAAGTTTGCGTATATTAGGACACAGATTTTTACTCCTTCACAAGCAGGCGTACCTGACGCGCTTGAGCAATTTAAATTAGCAGATGGTTCTAATCCAGTTCGAGAAATTGTTGCTAATATGGATACAAACGCTACCCGTGCGTTTGTTAGGTCAGCAGATGCAGGAACTAGAAAAGAGGAAATCTTAAAGTTTAATAGATATATGGATAAAGAGTATAGACTTGATGATATTATAGATATCAATATTATTGAGACTGCTATGAAGCCCGGAGGCGCTTTAAGTGATCCTACTCTTGTACCTTATACAAGAGAATGGTTCCAAAAGGTAGGACAACTTCCTGGTTCTGAAAAGTTTTCTACTAAGGAACTTTTAAAGATTAATCTTGGGGCTCTTCAAACTGCTTTACATGATGCTAAAATCAAGATGTATGCAGGAGATAAACTACATAATGGTGTATTTGCACAGTTTTCATTTAAACGAAGTCCTACCGAAGTTGCAATGTATAATACTAAAGTTGTTCCTCAGATGTTAGATGTCAATGGAAAGCAATTACGTGGTAGATTAGTTAGTGTTGATGATCTTCAAAGACTTGGTATTCCTGACAAGAATATCCCAGCAGCATTTAAAAAAGGTGGCTACTATATAGAAGAAGAGTTTGTTTCAGATATCAAAGTTTTGTTTGATTTTATGGATAACAAGCATAATCTAAATACAAATATTGATATGCAGGCTATAGATAAGATTCTTTCTAAGTTCAAGGCTAGTGTTACTATTTATAAGGTTCCTACATACCCTGTACGTAACCTTATTGGTGATACTTTTATGTCAGCAATGGATGGATTGGTTGACCCAAGATATTATGGTGATGCTGCTGCTCTTATGCGTGATCACCATGAAGTTATGAAAGGTATTAATTTAGATGAACACGGTGAATTTATCAATCAATCATACTTGCAAAGAGAAATTGCTAGAGCAGCACACGATCCAGCAGTTGCCCCTGACGCACCTATTAACCCTACACCATTTAATCTTACACTTAAATTAATTGATGGTGATATTAAAATTAATGGCTCTCAGATTATGGATTCTTATTATCAATTAGGTTTAGGACAGAACCATACTTCTGGTGTTATTAATGAGTCTGTGGCTTCAGCACGACAAACACAGTGGGGTAAGAAGTTAGGTAAAGTCCATGATGGTTTAAGGGATTTGAATACAGTCCGTGAGGATTGGAGTAGGCTTTCTCATTTCCTTTATGCTATTGAGCGTGAAGCACCTTTAGGTGGAACATACGAAGACGTTATTCGTAGGGCTGGTAATAGGGTAATTAAGTATCATTTTGATTATAATGATATTTCTATTTTTGATAAAGCAACACTAGGTAGGGCTATCCCATTCTATAAGTGGGTTAAGAATATTGTTCCCTTTACTATTGCTAATTTAGTAACTAAACCTTGGGCTATTAAAGTTGAGTCGGGACTTAATAGTACTCTTAGTTATCTTATTGATGATGATAAAGGTGATACTCGTAAAGACTTCGTTGTTCCTGAATGGATTGAATTTGACTCGGCTGTCCCCATTGGATCATATAAAGATGAGAACGGCTATGAGTTTGGACAATGGGCTAGTATGTATCTTCCTATGTCAGATACTTTGAAGCGTACCCTTGGCCCTATTTTCCAACCAGCAGTGGACCCCATGGTAAAAAATAAACCACTTGCTATAGGTGGAGGCGCCATTACTGTTGGTATGAGCATGATTAATCCTTTATACAAAGGTGCTGTTCAGGCTGCGACAGGTGAAGAAATTTGGCCAACAGGTGGAGCACCTGAAAAGGGTAGTTGGTTCTCTACTATGGCTAGTGTTATTCCTGGTTACTCAAGTATTGATCCTTACATCAAATCTATTGAAAAATATGCAGGTGATAAGAATGCTGGGATACAAGGTAAGAATACTCTAGGAAGTTTACTGGAGGAGTTAGGTGCTATCAATGTACACAATAATTCAGAAAATGCACAGTTAGGTGAACTCAAGCGCAGAGAAGACTATTACCGTCCACAGTTGAATCAGCAAAAAGCAGAGTTAATGAATAAGATTGGAAAGAAGTATCCAGAAACGACAGCCGATGAACGTAAAATGATTGTCGATGAGTTTCTTAAGATGACACGCAGCGCTGATCCAGAAAGGTTGACAGCACGCTAATGGCTGACTATGCGGACTTCCTCCGACAGGTAGCATTACCGCAGAATGCTGCACGCCTTCAAGCCGGTGATGCGATTACTGAACAGTTAATACAATCTATTAAAAATAGGTCTGCCCCTGTCGTGTCAGGATCAAGTGGCGGGTCTAATAGAGGTGGTGGTGTTAGTGGTAGTTCGTCTTACAAAGGCCCTCTTAATTTACCCGCGATGGGTGGTAAGCGTCTTCCGACAGGGGCGCGTGTTAGTCAAGGCTGGGGTAAATCACGTATCTCATACGCTGCGGGTCGCCATACTGGAATGGATTTTGGCGGAGCCCATGGCTCTCGTATCAGTGCAGCCGCGTCTGGAGTTGTCACTAGGGCCGGAGGCGAAGGCGCTTATGGAAATGCTATCCACGTTCGCCATAAAGACGGCACGACAGCCTTATATGCTCATCTTTCTGGGATTAATGTCAAAGCAGGACAGCGAGTTAGCGCCGGACAAGCAATTGGTAGAATGGGAAGCACAGGACGTTCAACAGGTACACATCTTCATTTCGAAATAAGGAAGCAGGACCGTTACGGTGGAGACATTAATCCGCGATCGTGGTTCGCTACCCGCTAAATAGAAAAAGCCCCCTATCATTTCAATGAATGATAGGGGGCTTTTCTGGTGTTAGCGTAGTTCAACGCTAACATCCTTGTTCGTTATACGAACAATCTTAATCGGGTGATCCTTTTTGGGGACTGGCCGAGGTCGTCGAGTACTACGGGGTAGGGGCCTACGGGCTGTCTGAGTGCTCATACCCTCATTCTAGACCCAGACCCTTGAGAATGTCAAATACGTCCTGTGAGAGGGCTGGGACGGGCCTCTGGGGGGCCTCTGGGGGTGTCTCTGGGCTAACGGAAGGCAAACCATCAAGCAGTTCTAAAGCGTCAGGAGGAACTACTAACGGCTCAGCGTAGTTATAATTCCACTGCTTACCAGCATTAACGACCCACTCCCATTTAATTCCAATTTTTTCGAGGGCTGCGGCTCGGCATATATTAGAACAATAAGCAACCTGTCCATACGTATGAGCGAACACGCGGTTGCAGATAGTACAGTGTTTGCGATTGAAGTAAGATGCATCTTTGAAATAAGCAAGTGTAGCCTCCGCTTGTCGTGAGATTTCTTCTTCTGAATCATATATAGTACTGCTTGGTGGTGGTGGCTCAATACCTAGGATTGCTGCTAACTTTTCTGCATCACTTTGCTTGCTCATCCTTCATCCTTTGGATTGCTGGGATTGGTAATCCTAATACTTTATGGTTGTAATGTACTAAATGTGCATAGGCGTCTGTAGCGTGACTAAGATCGTGATCCTTCGGCACCTTAATTCCAGCCCATTTATATCCGATGGACTTAATTGCTGGCTCTTGGAAAACTACCTTCACCCCTAATTCAAAAGCCCGAAACTCGATTGCACCAATGATTCGGATAGTGTTCATTTCATTCCAGGAAAAGTTCACTCCCGGTCTGATCTTGAAGTTCTCTACAATAAAGAGACTAGGCTCGGTAGCAAGAAGGTGAACAAAAAATGCCTTCTTATCTACCGAGCCATAACCAATTAATGTACCATTGTCTTCACACATGGCATAACCAGTAGTATCACCCGGATCGAGTGCTAGTCTCATCCCCACTCCTTGCCTGACACCTTGAATGGAACCTTGAAGAAGTCAGTAGGAAGGCTCTCCATTTCATGCGTGATTAATTTGGAGTAATCTTCCAGCATGTCTTCACGGATTTCAAACACTAACTCATCATGGATCTGCAACAGCAGTATGCAGTTGTCGTCGCAAACATTCTTGTCAATGTTGACCAAGGCTCGCTTAACTACCTCTGCTGCTCCCCCCTGTAACAGGGCGTTCCATGCCTTATATGAATCGTCAGGGATCATATGACGCCGGCGCCCAGTCCAGTAGCGGATGTAGCCGCGCTGTCGTGCTTTTACTTCCGCTAACCGCTTTGCCTTCATAATTCCAGGAATAGTGTTGAGGAAGGTTAAGTAGTCAGGCTCAACTTCTTCTTGTGTCTTCCTGAGAATCTTGGCAGTCTTAGCCAGACCAGCGCCGTACATTACTCCGTAGGTAAAGGTCTTGGCTGTAAAACGATCTGTATTGATCCTTTGTGAGAGAGCCGTGAAGGGATCAGATTCTTCCTTGCTAAACTCTTCAATAAGCCATTGCTCGTTACCATATGCCGCTGCCAAACGAAGTTCCAATTGACTGTAGTCAAATCCAACCAATCGGAATCCGGATCGTGCCTTAAACGCAGTTCGAATTCTACCATTCCAAGCCTTGTCAGACTGACGAGGTATTTGCTGGAGGTTTGGCTCCGCACAACTGAGGCGACCAGTGGATGTGCCATGCTGCTTGTAGTTGCAATGAATTTTAGATTGGGAATCTGCCAAACGCTGGAATGGTGTATAAAAACTGGTAGCAGCCTTTTGCCATCCTCTGTAATCCAAGACAAGTTGTGCTCGATGGTCCCCAGTTTGCCCAAGGAGACGTTCATAATCCTCCATCACATTCTTTGTCATTGCTGGCTTACCACCAGGGGTTTCTGCCAGTATTGGTAACTTGAGTTCTTCGAATAAAAACTTCGACAGCGCTGTAGACTTACTAGCCTCGAAGCCCAACTCTTCTGTAATTTGATCCATTTCCATTTCTGCGATAGCAGCGTACTGGCGACAGAATTTTTGATCTACCTCGATGCCCCTTCTCTCCATCCTGAACAGTGCATCGTTCATAGCCAATTCCCATGACCATAGTTCATTTGCCTTCTCGCCAAACTTCTTCTGGAAGAGAGGCCAGACATGCTCCCATAATTCTAAGGTAACTTCGGCGTCTGCCTCAGCGTATGGTCCGATCAAATCAGGCGTAAGATTCTTCCAACCAAAGACCTTAGCAAACCGCGCTACCTCATCCTTAAGGTACTTGCCTCGCTTGATATAGGTTTTGCCACATGCATCCAGAGACTTCTCATAAGGACGATTCTCATTCAGCATATGGCATATAAGCATGGTATCGTAACCAGGCATAGGGCTAATAGGAAGTATCGTATTGAGGCTGTGAAGATCGAACTTACGATTATGGAATACAATAGACTTATCCAGAAGACATCCCATAAGGTCATCTAACACCAACCTATCAAGGTTCACCCCTGTCGGGTGTCGGAAGGGGAAGTACTGACTGTATACCTGTCCGTCAGCCCCACGGTAAGCCAACGACAGCCCCATGAGGTAGTCGTCACCTTCCTTAACACGTAACCCCGTTGTCTCCGTGTCAAGGGCTACAACAGTCGCATGCTGTAGCCCTGACAGGAAACCCTTAGTCCTTACGTCCATAGTTCTCAATAGCCTCAACGATACACTTACCAGAGCAAGCGAAAACCTTACCTCCGCTGCCACCAAACTCATGGTGCCAGAAGAAATCAATGTGGATTCCAAGAGCAGGGTCGCCACCCTTACGTTCGATTGATTCACTGCCACAGGCATCACAAACCCAGACAATAACAGTTTCTCTCATCTTCATTACTCTTCCTTAGATTCCATAAGGGTTAGTCTCTTCTTGAGACTTGCCAATTCTTGATTTACTAGTGATGATTGTGGCTACTTCATCCGCTGCAAGACGGGTGAAATGTAACCCTTCCGTGCGCTTGATGTACCAATCCTCTTCTTGCGGCGCGAGGCGCTTCTTAAGTTCTCGGACCTTAAGTACGTTAGTTTTAACAGGCCAGAGTGAGAGTATGGTTGTGGCGCGCGCAGTGATGTACTGCGATCCGTATACGTCAGCCAAACCGGATGGCTCTTTATTGTTTTCTGTTGCTTTACGGTTATGATGGATGAACCACGAAAAAACACCCATCTCTTTCCGAAAGGTGTCATTGAAATCCAAAAGAACTTTGGTGGATTCTTCGTCCGTGAGAGCCTTGTTTGTAGCCGATCCGAGTGAGTCGAAGATAATCCCATCAACTTTGAGTACATCTACAATCCTTTTCAACTTGTCTTGTTCTGGTTTAGTATTCAGATACATCGGCTCCCCTGTCGGGAGAACGTAGAAGTGCTCCGACAGAAGCGCCTGTAGTTCAGGTGTGTCGTACTTCTTATTCATCTGTGAAATGAATACCTTAAGGTCAACCGGACCCATTTCTGCACTGATAAAAAGTATACGTCGTGGTTTTCCGTCGTCCGATGAGTAGCCAAGAACATCTTTTCCTGTGGCGAGCCCGTATGCAAAGTTAAGGGCAACTTGAGTTTTGCCGACACCAGGTGGTCCCACAAGGAGCATGTTACCCCCTGACTGTAAAAGGCTCGGGAGAAGCCAGTCAACTTCGATGGCAAGGTTATTGAATGATACGACATCATATACGTCAATGGAGAATTCTTGTTCTTCCTCCAACTTAATCGGGTACTTAACTCGTACTCTTTCAATGATATCAAGTAGTCGTCGGTGACGATCTGTACGCTTAGTGTACTTGTGCCACCGATCATCGGCGTTTCGAATGATCGTATAAATTTCTTCATTAGTGCAACCTGCTTCCGCTGCCATGTATCCCACACGCATCAGGCTGGATGATCTATGGCCTTCTGTTGGAGTTGAAGTGAATAGTTCTCTAAAGTGTTCAGGTAGTGTGTACTTGTAGATTACATCCATCACATCAGGGATTTGCCCTAATTTGATGCTATCTTCTTCCAGTCTGTCCGGTGCTTGGAAAACAGAAAAGGCACCGATATTGTATACGGTGCCATTGACTTCGCTAACTACAACAGGCATATCGCGCTTGTAGTTATGCGTTTCCGGTGGACGGAGGATTTGTGTACAATCCCAACCTGACTGGTCTGCGCTGAGACTAAAGGTTAGTGCCCGGTTGACTTCTTCCAAGTCTCTTGCGTTAGTTATAGGCTCATCCAAAACCCAGTAACTATGAGTATAACCGGCATTAGAAGAAGTAATAACCACGCTAGGCACAGGATCAATGTTATCAGGAGCGTTCCCGTCGTGTTCGCACCAGACAACGCGGCTTGCTGCGAAACTTCCTTTTGTCGCTTTCGGAATCGAAAAGACAGCCGGTGCGAGATATACGTCAGTATGCTTCATTTGTTCTTTGATGTAGTCATATAATTTGTCCAACTTATCTGTTTTGACAAAGACTTGATTGAATTCACCTGTTTCACGATTAAGGTTGGGGGCATAGATATAACCCTCAATCCCATGATAAAGCAGATTGAGCATGTTTTGTAGCGTGATCATGTTTGTTTGATGGACGGGTTGCATCTTACCTCCTTAGCGTACCCCCAGCAGGATTCGAACCTGCGACCCACTGATTAAAAGTCAGTTGCACTACCGCTGTGCTATGGGGGCAAAAAGACCCGACAGGGGCGGCTCGGGGAAGTAGCCAACCCCTGTCGGGAGTTCTTTTATTCTTCTATAGCAGGCGCAAGATGAATAGCAACTGCTGCATTAGCCCACATTTGGGCCTCCTGCAATGCAGTCAGCGCTAAAGACTTCTCACGGCTGTCGGGAAGAACTTTAGTGTAATGCTGCGCTAAGGACTCACTCTTAATTCGAATTTCCCTATGCATAGGACCAGTAATATCAGTCCTTGCATGAAAAGCGAATCGGTTGTGGATTTCCTTATCGTCAGTGCTCATCAGAAGTTGCTCAGCAGCGGGTTAACAGTAGTAACTGTATCACGCAGAGCAACCTTGCGAATGTTGACATAAGTCTTATCGCCAACATTCTTGTTCTGAATCGTCACGGAGACTTCAACTCCGATAATGTCAGCAGGCTCAAGAGTTGCAGACTGCTCATCCGTAACTCCAAGAGAGACGAGTCGGCGCTTAAGCCACACTCGACGCTCGGAGGGAAGATTAGGATCGAGGTCGAAGAATTCGGAAGCGGAGCGTCCACCATAATCCTCAACATCCTGATCAAGAGTGTAAGTAATCTGCCACAACTGCTTGTTTGCATCCTTCTTGGGGTTCATAATCTTGCTATCACTAACAGTTGCAGGGTAGACACCATTTGCAATACTCCAG